GCGGGCCCCCGCGGGGAGCTGCGCGGCGCAGCAGGCGGCATGGACGTGGGTGTAGTCCACGCCCATGCCGTCGAGGTTGAGTCCGTAGTACTGCTGGAGGTCGGCGCGGAGCTCGCACGGCCTGTCACGCGACAGGCGTGCGAGCAGGACTAGTTTTTTGCGTCCTCACCTGCCGCCTTGATGGCTGCGGCAAGCAGCTCGCCCATCTTGGCGAACTTGCCGCCGAGCTTCTTGGCGTACTCGCGGTCGCGGCCGGCGAACACTGCCTTGAAGCAGCGCACGAGCGCCGCCGGCTCGGTGTCGGCGGTGAGCACGTCGCACACGAAGTCGTAGTCGGTGAGCACGTCATCGTCGGCCTCGAACCGCAGGCCCTCGAACTCGAATTCGACCATTAGGCGGACACCGCCTGGATGTAGTCGTACACGGAGACGCCGGTGGCGTCCACGTTGGCCGTGATCGTGACCTCGCGGCCGGCGAGCTCGCCAGCGGCCAGCGATAGGTCGCCGACCTCGGTGACCTGTCCGGCGGGGATGACCTGACGCCACTTGCGCCCGTCGCGAAGGACGAGGTCGAGCACGTAGATGCGGTTCGCGTTGTCGTGGCCGCCGTGCTTGACGGTCATGTCGCCGGTCTGGGCGACGGTGACCATGGTCTGGCCGTAGATTTCCTTGAGCGCGGCCTCCTTGACCTCGAGCAGCGTGGCCTTGATGGTCTCGGTGCGCTTGGAGGTGGCGGTGAAGACCACGTCGCCGTTCATGTCGGCGAAGTCGGTGGTGTCGGTCTCGATGGTCTCGGCCACGCCGTCCTCGCTGATGAAGCCGAGGTTGACGAAGTCGTTGGACAGCGCGGTGGAGTAGTCCGTCGGCGCGGTGGCCGTGGACGGGGCGCTGAAGAAGTAGCCGCCAGCGACGCCCTTGGTGGTCGAGACGTTGGCGACGGTGTTGGAGCCGGAAGCTGCCATATGCCTGTCCTTGTCTGTGAAGAGGGGCCGCAGCGCTGGGCTGCGACCCCTTGGTGAATCGTTAGATGCCGGTGAGCGACTGCGAGAGGGCCGTCCGTGCCTCGTCCATGTAGCGCTCGACGGCCTTGGGGCCGCCCTTCCTGGCGGACGTGCCGACCCACGCGTGCGGTGCCACTGGGCCGTCGAAGTCCACGCCCGAGCCGAAGCGCATGCCCGACAGCGACTCGGCGCGGTACCTCGCGCGGTCTGCGGCGCTGCCGAGCAGCGAGACCACGCCGCCGGAGCGCATCACCGAGCGCATGCCCGCGCGGTTGGTGCGCACGCCGCTGACCTTCGCGCTAGGCATCGACCTCACCGAGGTTCCCGTAGCTGGGCGGGGCGAAGGTCGCGTGCGACGCCACGCCGAGCATGTCCAGCTCGTCCTTGCGGATGTAGAGCGCCCCGACTGGGTTGCCCCACGTCCACGTGTTGCTGTACTGGCTGATGGACTGCAGCGTCTGCGGCGTGGTGCCGAACTCCTCGGCTGTCGGGCTTGCCATGGCGCGCTCGACCATCTGGCAGACCACGATGCGGGCCGCGTCGAGGTCGGGGTTGAAGCCGTGGCACGCCTTCGCGACCTTCAGGCTCGCGCGCTCGATGAGCTTGTTCGCGACGTCGGGGTCGAGGACGGTGCACGCGAGGTCGGAGACGGTGGCGTAGGTCGTGACTGCCATCTAGCCCTCCTTCTTGGCCGCCCTCTTGCGCGGCGCGCGCTTGGGCTTGGGCTGCTCTTTGGCCGTCGCCACGAGGCCGAGGGTGAGCAGCTGCCTGCCGCGTGCGTCCGTGCACTCGAAGCGCTCGCCCATGGCGCGCAGCACGTCCTCCTGCGCGTCATGGAACGGCTGGTTGGTGATGACCAGCATTTAGGCGCTGATGGTGGCGACGATGATGTGGGACAGGAACTCGGGCACGACGGCGGCGCCGCCGATGACCACGATCTGCATGGCGGCGTTCTCGTCCTTGGGGGCGTGCTTGACGGCCACGATGCCGGACTCGTCGGTGACGAAGCCGGCGCCGATGCCCTGGACGTCGGCGGACGCGATGACGAGGTTCTCCTCGGCGGTGGCGTAGACCTTGGAGGCGGTCAGGCCCGGGACCACGATGAGGGTGCCCATGCCGAGGAAGTTCTCGATGTAGGACAGGCCGAACGCGGTCTGCATGGTGATGGCGGCGGAGCCGAGGTAGCCGGCGGCCGTGGTGGGGCTGCAGAAGAAGACGGGCGTGGAGGCGTATCCGTCGCGGACCTCGTTCAGCTTCGCCCAGCCGTTGGCGCACGCCTTCTGGAAGTCGGTGCCCGTGGCGGTGCCGGTGCCGGTGGCAAGGGCGGTCGCGAAGATGCCCTTGAGGTCGCCCTGGATCTTGGCGCGCAGGACGGCGTCCTCGTGCGCGACCGCGGGCAGGCCGGCGGTCTGGATGGTCTCGAAGCCGATGAGGGCGCGGTACTTCTTGTAGGTCAGCGCGGTCAGCGAGGTGACGCGAGAGAACGTGGAGGCCGTGATCTCGGCGGCCTCGTTGGCGGTGCCGTCCTGCAGGGTGGCGGAGACGGCGCGGGTCTGCAGCGCGGTGCCGACGGGGAGGACCTGCCAGTTGGCGTGGTTCAGGACCTGCTTGAGGTTGGTGTAGTCGGTGGCGTAGCTTGCGGCGAAGTCGATGGAGGCGGCGCCGGCGATCTCGTTGAAGCTGAGGGAGGTGGTGGCCATGTTGGCTCCTTACGTGTCGAAGATGTCCTTGTTCGCGGCGATGGCCTTCAGTCGCTCGACGGGGTCGCGGATGGCCATGATGTCGGCCTTGCTCGCCGTCTGCGGCTTGGGGTCACCTTGGTCGTTGAGGGTCGGGTAGCGCGGCTGTGCGGCCAGCTGCTGCTTGAGGAACTGCGCGTTCTCGTCCACGTCACCAGCCATGCGTGCCAGCAGCGCGGGGTCCACGCCATGCTCGGCGGCCGCCTTGGCCACCTGCTCGGCGCGAATGCGCTCGGATTCCCACTGCTCAACCTGTGCCTTGAGCCTGTCCCTCTCCTCGACCACCTTCTCGAGGTCGGTCTTGGCGGCCTCCTGCGCTGCGTCGAACTGCTGCGCCTTGGCCTTCACGTCCTCGTAGTCGGCGTACTTGGCGCGTTCCCTCTTCAGGCGGTCGCCGATGATGGCGTCCATCTCCGCCTGCGTGAACGTGCGCTCCGCAGGTGCGCCCTGCGTCGGCGTCTCGGTGCTCTCGGGCATGTCTGCCCCCTTCCCGGCCTTTGGCCGTCGTCATCCGCACGTAGGCCGTGCGTGGCCATGAAAAAGCCGCCTACTCGGCGGCCGATTCATCCTTGGGGTGCGCCTGCGCGTACAGCTCGCGCCGTCGGGCGTTCCTTGCCGCGGCGAACTCGGGCGTGTAGTCCGCGCGCCGCATGGCGTTCACGTGGCCGCGCCACCCGCCGCCGTCCGCTGCGTCGCGGTACTCCTCGAGCAGGGCGTCGGGGTCGTACCCCTCGACCTCGAGGTCCGAGCCCGCGGGCTTCACGACGAACTGGCAGTCGCAGTTGGCGTGGACGTGCTCTGCGTGCTGCCCCGAGCGCACGGCCTTGCTGGCCTGCACCCACCCCTGCGAGCCGAGCGCGCGGCAGAACGGGCAGGTGTCGCCGATGCAGACCCACGCCCACATGGCGCGGTCGCGCACGGCCGCCCCCTGCGTGGTCTCAAGCCCGCAGCGCTTGACCGCGCGTGCGGTGGTGCCGCCCACCGCCTCGCGTGCCGTCTCGGGCGTGGTGGCATGGGTGAGCGCGTCCGATGTGTCCTGCGCCGCCCAGACGGTGCGCGGCTCGGCAATCTCGGCTGGCGGGACGCTCGCGCCCTGGAGCGCCATCAGCTCGTCGTAGTAGATGGCGGACACCTCGCCGTCGGCGAGGCCGTAGCGCCCCACGAGCTCCGCGACCTTCGCCTGCATCAGCTGCTCGGCGAGGGTCGGGTCTTCGTCCCATGGCAGCGAGTCGAAGTAGGCCATGGCCTCCTCGGACGCGCGGCGCTGGATGTCGGCGTGCGCCTGCTGGTAGCGCCGCCACTGCCGCCTAGACAGCCTCATCGGTCAGCCCCGTGAGGAAACTAGCGCCCAGCTGCCTGCGGCGCTCGGCCATGATGCGGGCGATGGTCGGCGCGTCGAAGCCCAGCATCTCGTAGAAGACCATCGTGCCGGCGAACGACGGGTCGGCGCTGGCAATCTTGACCGCGGCGTCGGCGGTGGACGCCTGGCTGGGCATGGCGGGGTTGAGGAAGTGCGGCATGACCGCCAGCTCCTCGTCGGTGAGCGCCGACAGCGACTTGTTGCCCGCGATGGCCTGCGCCATGAGCGCCATCTGGTAGAGCGACTCGCCGTTCTCGCGGTTGAGGTTCTGCGCGCGGATGATGAGCTTCTCGTTGGCGGCAGCCACGGCGTCGGCGCTCGTGGGGTTCGCGTCGTTCACCACGCCAGTGTCGGTCACGGACAGGCTCGTGACGCTGGCGAACTGCGTGGCGAGCATGCGCAGCATCTCGACGTGGGGCTGGATGGTGCCCTGCGCCAGCTGGCCGAACTGCGGCATCTCGCCGTTCTCGTCGCGTGTGGCCAGCAGCATCGAGCCGACGTAGGTGCGGAACTTCTCGGAGACGAGCGCGTCGTACTGCTCGTCGGAGATGCCGAGCAGGTACTTCTGCGGCGAGGTCGCGAACTCGAGCGCGATCGTGGCGAGCGCCATGGTGCGGATGTAGCCGCGCGTGAGGTCGCGGACAGGGCCCGAGATGCGCGAGCGCCCGAACGGGCGGGTGTTGGTGTCGCTCTCGCTCGACATGGCCAGCATCAGCGGCCTGCCCATGGCGTGCGGGAACTCGTGGGCGGTCCACTGGCTGCCGCGCTCGTCGCGGATGATGACCCAGATGGCCGTGTCGGTGTAGAGGTTCACGACGCTGGGAACGACGGAGCCGCTCTCGCGCTCGGCGCCCATGACGGCGAGGCCGCAGCGGACGCGCTGGAGGCCGCCGTCCCAGATGGCCGTGGCGGTCTCGGCGGAGTGGAAGCGGATGGAGACGCCGGAGCGGTTGTTGGCGGCGCTGAAGGTCGGGAACACCACGCCGTGCATCAGCTCGTCACCTGCCGCGCGTCCGTACTGGCTCACGAGGGCGTTGTCGCGCACCACGTGGTCGAGCACGTCGCTGCTGCCGCCGTCGCGGGTCACGAAGCCGTCGAAGCGGCTGCGGTCCTTCAGCACGGTGACGGACTTCTCGGGCCATGAGCAGGCCATCTCGAAGCCGGAGACGGACTGCGGGATGGCGATGCCGAGGTTGCACTCGGCCACCGTCACCCTGCCCTCGTAGTAGCGGCGCTTCAGGCGGTTCTTGCTGGAGTGGGCGTGGAGCTCGTCCACGAGGTCGCCGACCATGGCGCGCTCCGCTGGGCCGAGCCCGCGGGCGTCGCGGATGCTTCCGAAGTCGAGGTACATCAGCCAATCCTCTGCTTTCTGCTTGGGTCACGTTTGGACGTGTGCACGCCCCAGAGGGCGAGCGAGCATGCCTCTATCGGCGCGGGGTCATCCCCGCCGAAGCCCCAGCCGCCGCCGGAGCCAATCTGCCTGCGGACCGCGCCGCGCGCGGACTCGTCGAGCTGCCGCTGCGGCGAGAACCACGTGAGCGTCCGCCCGTTGATGGCGTCGAGCGTCATCTGCGCGGCTGCGGTGACGTCCTGCATGCGTGCCACGCGCACGAATCCCCGCGGGCAGCGCCCGTCGAGACGCTCCACGAGCGCCTGGGACCCCGCGCGGCCGTCGATGACCACGCAGGACGCCTTGGCGGTGCGCTCGGCCAGCCAGTCGGCCAGCCACGCCGTGCCGTGGCCCATCCCCTGCCGCTCGATGACCTCGACGTGCGTGAGCCGTTCTGCGACCTCCGCGACCGCAAGCACGACCTCTGCGCCGTCCGGGGTGAACTTGACCCCGTAGGCGGCCTTCTGTGGCTCCAGAGGGGCATCTGTGGCGCACGCAGCCCACGCCGTGGCGTCGATGACGGCCTTGATGCGTCCGGCGGTCGGCGACCACCAGCCCAGCCGCTCGCGTGCGAAGCCGTCGCGGCTCATGGTGTCGTGCTCGTCGCGGACGGTGTCCTCAGACATGCGCCGCCCCATGGCGGGGTTGCACTCGTACCACAGGTCGACGTTGTCCACGTCCACCTGGTCGAGCGTCTCGCCCGTCGCTCCCCACTCCAGCCACCAGACGGTGGTGTCCTCACCGTGGGCGCGGTCGTGCAGGGTGCGGAACACCGTGCCCTGGCACTCGGGGCCCGGGACGGTGCCGACGTATATCTTCTGCGGGTCGCCCTCGCCCTCGTCAATCTCGCCGCCGGCGGAGACCGTCGGTAGGATCGCGTCCTGCTGGGCGTTGGTCAGCTCCTGCGCCTCGTCGAACACGACGATCTGGTAGGTGCCGCCACGCCCGCCGGAGTTGGTGCGCGTCTGGAACTCGATGCATGCGCCGTTCGCGAAGTAGATGCCCTCGTAGCCGCCCGCCTTGTAGATGTAGTCCAGCTCGCCCCTGAAGTCATCGTGCGACTCGATGAAGTCGCACATCTCCTTGAACATCTTTCGGGACGTGCGGCCATGGTGCGCGGTGTACAGCACGCTCTTGCCCTCGACGGCGGCCATCCACATCGCGTAGTCGCGCAGCCCGAACGACTTGCCGTTCTGGCGCGGCTTGGTGATGCAGATGGTCTTGGCGGCGAACCCGCCGCGCTCGTCGCGGGCGAAGAAGACGTCCATCTCGTGCTTCTGCGAGTCGTAGTAGCGTCGGCCATACGCCTCGAACATGGCCACGGCCTCGCTGCCACGGGTCGACGCCCACTCGCCCACGCGCTCGAAGGTCGGCAGCTGCCCGCCGAGCCTACGCACCACGCCTTGCCCTCGCCAGCGGTGAGTCGGCCTTCTGCTTGGGCAGCGACTCGAGCTTCTCCTGGATTGCGATTATCTGCTTGACGATGCCGGGCTTGGTGTATGGCTCGCACCCGTTCTCGAGCGTCGTGACTAGGTCCTCGAGGATGCCCTGGTACAGCTGTCGCTGGTCGCCGCTCTTCGCGGCGTCGATGAGGTCAGCCACGTCCTGCCCTCCTTGTTTGAACCGTGGAACGCTTTTTTTCGGAGCTACGGAAATCGGCGCTTGCCCCCGAGTCGAGCCTTGGGGCCGCCGAGGGGGTGACCCGCCCACCCTCACCGAGGGCGTGACGTCACGATCGGGGCCCGAACGACCGACTTGCCCCTGCCGTTGCCCTTCCGCTCGTTGCAGATGCGGTGCGCGGGCTGGACGTTGGCGCGGTCGAGCGCGGCGGCGGTCGGCGAGTCGTAGCCGAACTCCCGCCACCTCGAGACGGGACGTATCTCGTCCACCTCGAACGACAGCGGGGGCC